TGTGGACAGGGCTGCCAGGTTTTCCCAAGCGATGAAGGGGTTTTCGGTTTCGCCTGCCGTCGACAGTTCAGTGGTCCGGGCGGTGCTGTGAACGATGGTCATGCCGCCACCATGATATTGACGCCCCGGTCGCCAGCCTCATCCCGCAGCCGGTCGAACAGCTTGCCGACCATGTCGCCGCTGATCAGGTCTTGCGGGCCGAAGCCGGTCAGCCGCACCTCAAGCGGGGCGGAGGCGGCAGCGGAAGATGCGGATGGCGTGGCGGCAGATCGCGCGCTGCTAGAGCCGCTTTTGATGGCGTTCACCGCATTCATCCCCGCCGACAGGACAGCCGCGCCGGCAGCGAACTTGGCGAAGAACGGCAGTCGAGGGTCCGCTATCGTCTGCGAATACGCCCGCCATGCGTTGATCAAAGCCTCGGCTGCGCCGAAAACGCGCCCCATCTTCTGCATACGCTCGTTGCCACTCTGGAATGTGTCGGCCAAGACCCCGAGATAGCCCGCAAGCTGCTGTGCGCCGTCGCCATACCGGCCCACGTCGATTTCCGCCATGCGCTGCTGGTGCTGCGCTTGCAGCCTTTCCATGTTGGCCTGATACTCTTCCGAGGTGATCAGACGGCGCGCCAAAGCCGCTTCAAGCGTCTCTTGAGACGCATCGAAGGCTTGCTGCTCAAGTTCGGCCTGGGTGGCGAGTTGGTCCCGCAATCTGGCAAGATCACCAAAAAGTGGGTTTTCGCCCCCGCCACCGCCCGGCGCATCTGGATCTGGCGCGTTGGAGAATTTCGGTTCGCCCGTGGCCGGCAGGCCGCGCCCCGGCATCCCCCTCGGGATGTAGAATGGCTTCGCAACTGGCGTTTCACTGACAGCATCATTTGCCGCCTTTGCGCCGCCCGCTGCATCCCAAAGCGCTCTGGCCCAGTCCCGCGCCCAAGAGGTGGCCGCCTCAAGCCAAGTGTCTGCCTTGTTGCCTTCGGCATTAAGCCGCATGACAACATCCAGGCTGTCTTGAACCTTCTGGTAGAACTTGAATTGCTCGGCGGTCATGTTCTCAACGCCGCCAGTTGCGTCAATAATTTGTTGCCGCAGCGAGGTAAGCGCAGCCACTTGGCCTTCAAACGTTCCCGATGCCTCGACCCGCTCCAATGCCTGATACATCAGGTTCACCTTGCCCGCGATGTCGGGGAAGAGTTCCTGCAACCCAGCCAGCGGGCTGATCCATCCTGCCATTTCCTCGCGCAGCCCTTTTGCCGCTTCTTGGGATGCGACGATGGCCGCGCGCATGTCTATTTGACGCTGCAACTCAATATGTCGCAGTAGCTCAATGTTCAGCTCCCCGTATTCTTCGCGCAGTTTGGAAAGGCCATCGATCGTGAACGCGTCCGACGTTTTGCGCAGGTCGCTTAGGGCCGTTTCAACATCACCAAGGCTCTGCTCAAACGTCCCGGCCGCTTCACCTGCGCTGCCAAACGCCGCCACCAAAAGCGGGATGCCGATGGCCGCCAAGGTGCCGACAGCAACCCCTACAGGGCCGAAAGCCCCCGCCAGCTGGGGGAACTGCTGGGCGAACGCCTGCGTGGCGGAAGTCCCTGCGCCGACCTGCACAGCGAAGTCCTGGACCTGGAAGCCGACCTGCTGGATTTTGCCGCGCGTCTGGTCCGACACGTTGCCAATGCCCATGAATGTGCCATGCGCGCGATCAAGCTGAGCGCCAGCGCCAAGGTAAGCCTGACCCAGCCCGTCAACCATTTGGGCGTGTTGCCTGCCGGAAATGACCCCCATTTCCAGCGCCGCGTCCAACTCCTTTAGCGCCGCCTCATACCGCTGAGACGCAGCAAACAGCGGATCGTATGACGCCCGCAGCCGGTCCACAGATGCTTTGGCGTCATCGAACGCTGCAAAGGCCGATGCGCTGTCTCGCGCCGATTTGGCGATGCTGTCGGACGCCCCAGCGAATGCCTTTACTTTGGCCTGGAACTGAACCCCAGCCTCGCCAATCTTCTTCAACTGCGCTTCCAGCGCCTTACCGGATTTTTCCATGGCGGCAAGGGCTGTGACACCCTTGCCCACCCCTGCCTGCAAGGGGGAAACGTCCGCAGAGACAGAAATGACAATATCGCCAACGGCCATCGGTCAGGCTTTCTTTTCTGCGGCTTCCAGCATGGCAATCAACTGCCTACGCTCATCGGCTGTTACGCCTTTTTCCGGCTTCGGCTTTTCGAGCGCCCCGACAAGCCACCAGAAATGGCGCGGGCGCATTTTCCAGAACTCAGACGGCGCGATCTGAAGTCTGACAACGGCGATTTGAAACGCCGTCCTTACGAAGCCGCCGCCTTTTCCGGCGCAGCATCCCCTTTGCCTTGGGGCGCGCCGTCCATCATCAAGGTGACCAGCCCAAACAGGGCCGCCTGCATGTAATCGTTGGCGCCGCCAGATGTCACCGATGCCATCAGTTCGCCATAGACCGCCCGGTCATCGGCATCGCATCCCGCCGCCCTCAGCATGATGCCAAGGCATCGCGCCATCTTGTGAAAGCGCGGGGCCTTCATCCAGCCAATGACCTCGAAAAGGGTGGCGACATCCTCGACATCGCCGCCGATCTCGAAAGCGCGGGTTTCCGGGATGATGTATTCACCACCCCGGAACTTCATGACCAAATTTGCCATCAGTTGAAGGTCCAGGTGCCGGAGGATGTGAAGTTGGCCGAAAAGCTGGTGGCATCTTCCACTGGGTTGCCCTCCTCATACGCCCCGAACCAGAAGTTGCCGGAGATCGTGTCCTTTGCGGCCAGAGCATCCGAAAACTTGAAAGTGAGATCGGTCAGAAGCTTGCTTTGCGCCGGGTCAAACGCGATGTCACGCAGGGTCGGGTTCTTGTACACGCCCTCCACGTCCATCGTGATTTGTTGCTTTGCCGCCGCCGACAGCACCTCGACAATGCCGGCGCTGTCATAGTCAGTCACGTCGATGCTCTCGCCCGCCCACTTGATGCTGACGACCTTCACACCGCCAAGCGCGGTAGAAGCTTTGGAAAGAACGGCAAGCCGTCCCGGTGCTTTTGCCATGGTAGAGGCTCCATCTAAGGGAAAGGGTTCGCTTCACAGCGATCCGTCCAGCGCTTGCCCAAGGCGCGGGTTAGGGCCTGCCCCCGAGGGGGTTTACGAAGGCACGATTTGCCCGCGATATTCGCAGACACCGTGAAATGATCCATCTGGGGCGCGGGTGCAGTCGCTTGCCTCGCGTGTCATGTCGACCAGCCGCAGCCCCGTCATGGTCAGTGTGCCGCGATGAAGCCGCGCCCAAATCTGCCCCTGGATGCTTTTTGCCTCGGCCATAGATCCCGACCGGCTGCGAGTGTGAACCCGTGCGGCCATGATGAACCCGCTTTCTTCGAACGTGTCGAATGGCGTCAAGACCACTGCGCCAACCTCCACATAAGGATAGGTTGCCGTAGACGCCCCATCCGCCGCCTGCGGGGCTACATCATAGACCCTAAGCCCAAGCCCGTTTAGCGCTGTATATAGCGCCTTCTGCGCTTCCGTTTCGGCAGACATGGGGTCAGCCCTTCATAAGTCGCGCGACGAGACGCCGTGCAAATGCGTCCAGAAATTGCCGATCCAGAACAGAAAGCATCCGCTCTTTAGCCCGCAGAAACATCGCGTGTTCGACCCCATCCGGGCCGTCGCCATATTCCAGAAACCGCCAGTAAAACGCGCCGCGAACTCTGACAGTTGATCTGATCAGCCCGCCGCCCAGCGGCTCCTTGCGCGCATATGTGCCCGCCGCCATTGCCCCAGTGTCGCGCGGCATGGTTGCCTTGGCATCCGCCACAACCTGTTTTGCCACGTCCTGCACCGTGTCACGCAAAAGCCTGCGCCCCTCAGCCGGGGCGACGTCCTTCAACATGCGCACAACCGCGTCAATTCCCTCGATCTTGACCAGGCTCATTGCGCATCGCCCCGCTGCGCGTCGATCTGCAAGTGCAGCGCCCGCGCTCCCTCGCGGAAAATCGACAAGATGTTGTAAGCCTCGCCCCGCCACATGATCCGGCAGCGCTCGTCAATGTCCGTGCGGTTGTAGATCGTGAACGTCACCGGCAGGACCGCCGTCATGCGCCCATTGACCATGGCCTCGCGC